CCTCAAACTGGACGGATATAAAGATCAGATTGCACGACGATTCGGAAGGACGGAGGAGGCGGTGGTGGTGCATCACATCTATCCGCGGAAGGAGTTCCCGCAGTACGCATGGAGCGACTGGAACCTGATCAGCGTGAGCAGATCGACGCACAACCGGCTGGAAGACTTCGAAGGGAACCTGACCGAGGAAGGGCTGGCACTGATGCAAAGGACTGAGCCGGGGAAAGACTGGAGAAAAAACAGAGTGCGGTTTGTATAAAAATTGAATAAGAGATTAAGGTCATAAGGCTTTTATCTGGCATAACACCGGTTGCAAACGGTGAAGGGAGCGAGACTGTCCACGCTCCCTTTTATTATGCCTAAAATGCGGACAGTTGAAAGGACAGAGCATGACAGAAAAGACAAGGTTGATTCTTGCCTGCATTGATGGCGGAATGACGGCGCGAGAGATTGCGGAGAAGATAAAAACGAGCAGAAGCAATGTACACTCCGTCGCGCAACGGTACGGCAGGAAAGTGAAGAGAGCACCTCGATATCACGTAGAGAACAAACAGAAGCCGGTTTTGTTTGGCAAAGAAAAAGAAGTCCGCAAGCTGATTGAAGAAGGAGAGACTTACACCGCGATCGGTAAGCGGTACGGATTGTGCAAGCAGACTGTGAGACGTTTTTGCCGGATAAACGGATTCGAACGAACCGTTGAGATGAAGCAGAAAGATAATGCACATCCACAGGAGATCGGCGAAGTAATACGGAAAGTGTGCGAGAGCTCAAACAATGTTGAGTATGTCAGCGGATATGAGAACAGCCGAAGCCGGATGACAGTCCGATGTAAAACATGCGGGCATGAGTTTGGCGCAAGCTATGTTGTGATCGTTTACTTGAAAAAAATGTGTCCGGCATGCAAAGTTAAATCGCAGACTGAAGCAAACGAAGCAAAGGCACTTGCAGAGGCTAAGAGGATCGCCGAGAGAGAACGACGTGAAGCAGAGCGAGCCAGAGCGAAAGCCACAGCCGAAGCAGAAGCAGAGAGAAAACGTATTGCAAAGATACATCCATGTCCGGTATGCGGAGAAACAACGAGTAGACCGACATACTGTTCTGACAGGTGCTCGAAGCGAGCAATGAGCAAGCGAAAAGAGATTAAACGCCGAGCGAAAATAAAAAGTGCGCTCGTTGATCACGACATAACGATTGAAGGACTGTATCGCAGGGACGGCGGCAGATGCCATATCTGCGGCCTACAATGCAATTGGGAAGATTACACCGTGAGAGACGGGACAGTCATTGCTGGCGACTGGTATCCGTCGATTGATCATGTGATTCCACTGGCAAAAGGTGGAGAGCATTCATGGAAGAACATCAGGATTGCACACAGGCGATGCAACACGTGGAAAAGCGACAGGGTATATCCCCTGGGTACCTAACCACACACCAATCGCGCGGTAATGGGATTGTGATGGCATCGCTTACGTATGAGCCAAATTCAACAAAAGTTTACAGAAACCCATGAAAAAGCAGGAATGGATAGAAAGAATTAAGCAAAGCACAGTCGAAGCAGGCACATATCAGCCACACTTCGATGATGTAATCGACACCCTCGCGGGCATTCTGGAGCTGCGTGACGACGCGCAGGAGCGTTTCATCGCATCCGGCGGCGCTGTGACAGTTGAGCACACCAATGCCAGAGGGGCAACGAATATCTCAAAGAACCCGGCGCTTGTCGTGTTGATGGACTGCAACACACAGGCGCTTAATTATTGGCGCGAGCTCGGGCTTACGCCGAGAGCATACAAGAGCATGACCGGATCGCTGAATGTGAAGGTCGAAAGCAAATCACTGGAGGATGCACTTGCGGAGCTTGGGATTTGAAACCGAAGAAATATTCGAAAATAGCAATTGAATACGCGACGCAGTGCATTAACGGCGAGGTGATCATCGGAGAAGATGCGGTCAACGCCTGCCGACGATTTCTGAACGATCTGGAGAGGGAAGATTTGGAGTTCCGGACAAGAGAGCCGGACGCCTGCTGCGCACTGATGGAAGGGCTGTTCGTCCACCAGAAGGGCGAGGCACTTGACGGCACGCCGTACATGGGGCAGCCGTTCAAACTTTTGCCGTGGCAGATATTCATCGTTTACAACCTGCTCGGGTTCTACAAGGCCGGGACGGATGAAAGGCGATACAAAGAAGGCTATATCATGACCGGCAGGAAGAACGGCAAAACCTCATTTATCGGTTCCCTTGCCGGAGCGGTCAGTATCATGCAGAGACGATCCGCATCCACGGTGTACGTGGTAGCGGCGGCATCCAAACAGGCGCTCGAGACGTTCGACTTCCTGCATTTTTCTCTCCGGTACAAAGGGCTGGCGGAGAAGTTTGATATACACAACAACACATTCGAACGGTCGATCAAATACACCTTCGAGAAGGACGGCAAGCCGGACGGCTCGATCAACATCCAGATCATGGCCACGAACCCGGACGCGCAGGATTCATTCAACTGCAACTTCGCCATTGCCGACGAGGTGGCTGCCTTCAAGAAACCGGCGCAGTACAACCGATTCAAGGAAGCACAGGCAGCCTATACAAACCGGATGATGATCGGCATCACGACCGCCGGAGACAACGTCAATTCCTTCGGCTATCGGCGGATGGAATACGCGGCGAAAGTCGCAGCCGGAACGGTGAAGGATGACACGCTGTTTTCATTCATCTGCCGGGCGGATCAGGATGAAAAGGGAGAAGTGGATTTCACAAACCCGATCCAGCACATGAAGGCCAACCCGTCATATGGCGTGACGATCCGGCCGGAGGACATCATGGCCGATGCCATGCAGGCGCTGAACGATCCGCAGCAGAGGAAGGACTTTCTCTCCAGACGGCTGAACGTGTACACTTCCGCCATGCGGGCATATTTCGATCTGGACGAATTCAAGGCATCCGACAGGAATTACAACTGGACGCTGGAAGACCTGGCGAAGCTGAACATATCGTGGTACGGCGGGGCAGACCTCTCCCGGATGCACGACCTCACGGCGGCGGCATTATTCGGGCAGTACAAGGACGTGGACATCATCATCACGCACGCCTTTTTCCCGGTCACGGCGGCACATCTAAAGGCGGATCAGGACAACATCCCTCTGTTCGGATGGGCGGACGACGGGTGGCTCACCCTCTGCAACTCGCCGACGGTAAACATGGCCGATGTGGTCAACTGGTTCGTCGAGATGCGAAACAAGGGCTTCAAGATCGCGGCAGTCGGACACGACCGGAAGTTTGCCGGGGAGGAATATTTCCCGAGCATGAAAAAAGCCGGTTTCAAAGTGATCGACCAGCCACAGTATTATTTTTTGAAATCCCGTGGGTTCCGGAGGATCGAGCGGTCAGCCAAAGACGGAAAGCTGTATTATTTGCACTCGCAGGCTTACGAATACTGTGTTTCAAACGTTAGAGCAGTCGAAAAAACAGATGATATGATCCAGTACGAGAAGGTTCAGACGGAGTCAAGAATCGACCTTTTCGATGCGTCGGTGTTCGCTTGCATCCGATGCCTGGAGTCAAAAGAAAAGGCGCAGAGCGTCAAGAAATGGTTCGGAGTGAACGATGGAAAAGAAAAGAAGGATTAGTCTATTCCGGCGGAAGCCGAGAGAAAAGAGAAGCAGCCTGGTGTTCGCACCGGGCTCATTCTTTGATGAGGTATGCAATAGCGGATATACACCGCTGACCAAGGTGCCGGAGGTAGTGGCCTGCGCCAGAAGGATCGCGGAGCTGATCGGCTCGGCAACCATCCACCTGATGAGCAATACCGACCGGGGCGATGAACGGATCGTGAACGAGCTCTCCAGAACGATCGACATTGAGCCGATGCCGAACATGACACGGAACACATGGATGGAGGCCATCGTCATGACCCTGCTTCTGTACGGCAAGGGCAACGCCATCGTGGTGCCGCATACATGGAATGGTTACATCCAGAGTCTCGAGCCGATCGCGGCCAGCCGGGTGGGATTCCTTCCGGACGGTTATCGGGATTACAAGGTTACCATCGACGGGATCGCGAAGAACCCGAAGAACCTGCTACATTTCGTTTACAACCCCGATCCGCTCTATCTCTGGAAGGGCAAGGGCATCACCGTGGCGCTGGAGGATGTAATCGCGAATCTGGTGCAGGCGCGGAAGACGGAAAAGGCGTTCATGGCGAGCGAGTACAAGCCGAGCATCATCGTCAAAGTTGATGCAATGGCGGACGAGTTCAGCGATCCTGCAGGGCGGCAGGCAATCATTGATTCCTACATGAAACCGGCGCAGAGGGGCGAACCCTGGCTGATCCCGGCGGAGCAGTTCGACGTGACGCAGGTCAAACCGCTGACCCTTGCCGATCTGGCCATAAATGACAGCGTGAAGCTGAACAAACAGACCATCGCGGCACTGTTCGGTGTTCCAGCGTTCGTGGTCGGCGCGGGGGATTACAAGCGGGACGAATGGAACACATTCATCCAGACGCGAATCATGGCCATTGCGAAGGGAATCGCAGCGGAATTGACCAAGAAGCTGATCATCAACCCGAAGTGGTATCTGACACTGAACATCTGGTCGCTGATGGACTACGATCTCCAGACGGTCAGCAACGTGCTTCTTGCCGGATCGGATCGCGGGTTCGTGAACGGTGACGAGTGGCGCGACCGGATGCACATGAACCCGGCAGGCCTGAAGGAATACAAGATATTAGAAAACTACTTGCCATATGATATGAGCGGCAAGCAGAAAAAATTGATTCAGGACGGTGAGTGATATGCTGATATGCCCGTTCGGAGTTCAAAAGAATAAAAGAGACGCAATCACGTGCAGCATGGACGGCGGTCTGTGCGGGCACGTTTTTTATTGCGAAATTTCGATGAAATGGAAACAGACAGACAAGGCGCAGACATGCGCAAGGAGGAATCATGGAAAAGTGGACAACAAGAGCGATTCCGGCGGCGTTTGAGACGCGCTCGGAAGATGATGGCAAGAAGTATATTGAGGGGTATTTCGCAGTTTACGACAGCGTTTACCAGATAGACGAAGGCATGAGCGAGTCCATCGCTCCGGGTGCCTTCGCCGATTCAATCGGCGGGGATGTCCGCGCACTGGTCAACCACGA